TAGGGATGGATGCCACCGCCAGAGTGCACGAGCCACGGATCGCCAAGGGCAGACAAACCGGTCTCTTCACAGAAATCTGCCAACGCCTGCGCCGCCGCTTTGGCGCTCGGGTACGACTTGGGCTTGATGTTGCCCGCCTCGTCGGGGATATCCTTGGGGTGGTTGCAGTCAAGGTCTACGGCCAGCACTTGGCTGGCGTGCATGTTGTCCTTGGTTCGGTTCTCGTCCGTGCCAAAGGTGCCAAGGGCAAAGTAGGTGTCGTACCCCTTGTCGGCCCACTTTTCTATCGTCGGGATAATCGCATCGAGTGTCTCTCCAAATACATGTTGTTTTTTCTTTGTTGTCAGTTCCACCGCACAGTAGTACCCGTTACCCGGGGACGGCAGAACCTCCGCTAGAAACTCAAGCGGTGTCATGGCGTTCCTTCGGGATCAGTGGGGGATGTGCTCGGAGAGGTCGGTTACAGTGCCTTTGAGTTCGGCGTTTTCGTCCAGCAGTCGTGCGATGCGACTGCACAACTCCAGAACCATGGGGTTTTCGTTTTCGATGTAGGCCAGCCGGATCAACTCTTCGTCTGTCAAGTTGGCAAGTTGTACTCGTGACATATTTTTCTCCATGCCTCGTCGGCGGTGCGTGAGGACTTCATGATCAACAACATCAGTTCGACTCTGTTCTGGTAGGCGACAAAGACATCTTTGCCAACGAACCAGTTGTACACAGTCTGGCGGGTGACACCAAGCGCCTTGGCAATCTTGGTGACAGGAAAATCGAGATGGATCGCCCATCGACCCAGTTGGTTGCCCGGGGTCTTGGGTGCGGCCAGCACGGCGTCAATTGTTTTTTGTGAGTAAGACATTTTGTGGTTGGGTGGGGGTACTCGCTACGTCTGTGATCTAGAAGCGGGGTGGAGTTGCACCACGACCTGACACCCGCACAGCATCCGCTTTCCCCCCGATCTCCTTACTTCTTGGTGGCCAACAAGGCGCAGGTCAGTTGCTCGGCGTTGGACTGATCGTACAACGCACACGCCGCCACCATCGGGTCAGCGCCGTTCTTCACGGCGGCTTCCCACTTGGCACGGCGATCCATGTTCCCCGCAGTACAAGAGCCGATCATGGTGATGAGCACCACAACACCGGCCCACAGAAAATGACGACTATCGAGTTCGCTCATCATGGTGCGCCTCACTCATCGTCCCAATCAGCCACGATGTCAGCCAGTTTGGATTTCTTGGGCGGAACAGCGTTGGGCTTCTCGGCAGATTTGCGAACTTCAGGCTCGTCGTCCTCATCGGCAACGGGCTTGGTCTTGGGGGCCTTGGCGGCTTTGGGTGCAGGCTCTTCCTCTTCTTCAGCCTCGACCTTGGGCGCGGCCTTGGTGGGCTTGCCGGGGATCGACAACTCAGCCTTGGGCTTGACACCATCGGCCTGCGCCACCGTCATGGTGATCGCACGCTTGGCATCGTCGCTCTCGGACTGGCGTTGCACGACATCGTACTCGCCTTCTTCCAGCCAGCGCACAGGCGTGAAAAACAGTTTGGGGGACTCGGCCTTGGTGTCGAACTTCATGCGGGTGACAATCTGCTCGGGGTTCACAGGCGGGGTCTGCACCGCGAGGAAGCGGGCATAGGCTTGCAGGGGGCGTTTGTCGCCTTCTTCTTTCCCGAAGATGCTCGTGGCAGGGAGTGTCAGTTGCAACACATCACCACTGGGATTGTTCTCCAGCACAACGGCCAAGCGTTGTTGATAGCGGCAGGCGCGGCTGTTGCCGTTGCCCGAGCCTGCTTCGTTCTGGGGACAGCCCATGCAGGTTTTGTTTTGCGGTGCCTTGATGGAAGCGTCAGGCTTCTCACCATCGTTGCTCCAGCAGTCGGGGCCGCTGATGCGCTCGGGATCGTACGCACCCTCGTAGTAGATGCGGCTGACTTTGGGAGCGGCTTTGACGATGATGACATCGAGGTGGCGGTCATCAATCGAGGCAATCTCTTTGCCGCCAGCGACGAGTCGGAAGACCCCGCCTTTGATGGAGATGCGTTTGACGGACGACCCAGTACCGCCGCCGGTCAGGGCTTTGGCGGTGTCAGACAACTCGTTGTTACGAGCGAAAGCGGGAACATTGGAAGACGAAAAAAGCGTGATATTACTCATGGTTGACTCACTTTGACTTGGTTACACGGATGTCGAACTCGGTGTACGAGTTCAGGCCCGGAGGTACAACCCCGGGGTTCTCTTCGAGGAATGTCGCCATATTCGACTGGGCGATGCGCTTCTCCAGCAGATCAACGACTTCATGCTCAAGAATAAACTTCTTGAACGAGTCCCAGTCCTGCGTGTTGTAACGCGTCTTGGTCGAAAGGGTGACAGTCCCAAAAGATGTGTTGACAGACTTCAGGCCAAGCGCCTTCATCTGGTCCTTGATGGCAAACCGCACCTCGTCTTGCTGTGCCTTGAGTGCTTCCACTTTCGTGTCGTACTCTTTGGTCAGCGCCTCGATCTGCTGTTTGATCTTGGAATGGATTTTCACGAGGCGATCAATGGGGATCACCTCAACTTCGGTTTCACTCATTTACTTCTCCTGTTGTGGTTTGTCTAGAGTTAGACAGTCTACATGAAAATTTGGTTTGTGCAAGCCCCCTTTCAAGAATTTATTTCTGCGGTAAACATCTCTGTCAGAAGATCGTTGTCATCGACCTTGGCGGTGAGCGCCTTAAACATTTTGCGTTCAATCGGCGAACTCTGGATGTGCACCACCGTGACCTTGTCGCTGTTCTGGCCCTTGCGGTCAGCGCGTGCAATACATTGGATGTACTGTTCGACCGACATCAGTGGACCATAGAAAACAACAGTATCGGCGGCGGTCAGGGTAATGCCGTGTGCGGTGGCCTGCGGTTGCATGACCAAGAGGCGCGGGTCGGGTTGGTTTTGAAACCTTTGGATGATGTCGGCCCGTTTGCTGGCGCTCACACCGCCGTGGATGACCTCTGCGGTAAAACCCTTCTTGACAAGGTGGCCGTGGATGGTGTCGATACTGGAGCGGAACATGGCAAAGATGATGACCTTGCGCTCGGTCTCCTCCAAAATCTCTTCCAGCACACCAAGGCGAGGGGCGGCATCGAACTCGACCACCTCTTTCTCGTCGGTGTAGGCGGCACCACAACTGATCTGCAAGAGTTTGCTCACCGCAGTAGCGGCGTTGACAGCGGTGATGGTCTCCCCTGCGGCATGCACCAGCATCTGGTCTTTGAGCAGGTTGTAGTATTTGTTCTGTTGCGGGGTCAGGGGCACCTCGCGTGTCAGCGTCATGACAGGCGGCAAGTCCAAGCACTGCTCTTTGGTGAAGCGGATCGCTGGTTGCAAGGCGTTGTAGACCTGCTCCTTGGCGTTGGTCTTGGGCACCCACTTGAACATGGTCGCCTTGTACATGACTTGATCGCGCCACGCCGTGAAGAACTTTGGCACTCCATCGGGGTTGACCAACTTGGCCAGACCAAACGCATCGGCAGGGGACTGCGATGCGGGTGTACCCGTCATCATCCACAGGTAGGTGTTTGGCCCGATGATCGACTTCAAGGTCTTCCAACGCTTGGTGGTGGCGGTCTTGTATGCGTTGGCCTCGTCCACGATCACCAGATCAAAGCGGCCGTCGTTGTTGATCTCGTCTGCGATCAGGTTCAGCCCTTCGTAGTTGCAGATTACAAACTCATAGTCAGACTGAATCATCTCGATGCGCTTGGCGGCTTGTGCATGATGAGCGACGATGGCCGAGCGGTGGATGATGGAGTTGTTGAGGTCAGACATCCATGCCGAGTGCATGATGGAGAGCGGGCACAGAATCAAACAACGGCGCACCAGACCACGCGACATCAGGTAGTCCGCCGCCCACAGCGCCGACAATGTCTTGCCAGTACCGGGGTCGTTAAAGACGAAGGCACGCTTGTTGAGGGTGAGGAACGATGCGGTGTCCTCTTGGTGTTGCATGGGCTTGTAGCGCCCGGGCCAGTTGTATCGGCGTGTGATCGGTGAGGGCACATCTTTGACCCCGAGGTTGCGTAGCACCCGTGTCTCATCGAGTCCCCAGTACACCGCGATCTTGTAGGTGTCGCCGTCCTTCTCCAGAATCTTGTGCTTAGGAATGATGCTGTATTTGTCAGGGTTGCGGGTGCGAAACACCAACGCTTTGTCTTCAAGAATCTCCACTTGCTTCTCCTGTGTTTTAAAAATTCTCTGCAAAAAACTGGCTCACGGCTTTGTCAAACGCATCCAGATCAAACGAGCCGCCTTCGCCGTGGAAGGACATGATGATCACTTTGTCTTTGGTGCGCCCAACGGTGTAGTTGGGAAGGGTCAGCATGTTGAGGCTGTTTGCTCTTGACTCATTCCACACAAACTTAGCATTGTTTTTGCCGATCAGTTTTTGCTCGGCAGGTGGGAGTGCGTCCCACCATGCGTCAAATGTCATTTGTTGTCTCCTCTGTTGGATGAACGGGCACGCAAGCGGGTGTTGCCGGGTGTGGACTTGCCGCCCTTGCGCATGGGTTTGATGTGGTCGATGTCTTTGCCAGCGCGGTCGATGCCCTTCTTGTCATACGCACGCCGAGCCTTCTGCCGCTCGATCTGATCCTTGTCCTCGCCCCGCTTCTTTTGAAGTTGGTACTCGTGTTTCCAGTCTCTGGTTGCCATGATTGATTCCTTTCAGTTGTTCAAGGTCTTTCTTGCCGCGTTGGATG